GTGGGTATGGGGTCAGAATGCTACATAGGCAACCTTATATACCTCTTTCGACACGGAAGGGTATGGGAGAGAGACGCGACCTACCGCCTAACAACGAACGCCATGTATTAGAGGGATATATTATTCTTCCTTCTCATAGTATGGCTCTTATTAAATCAGCCATCAATGATGAGGTTATGGATAATACAGAATACGAAAAGGGAACAGGATATATTGATTGGTTAGATTTCCGAGAAGATATGTCATATAATGTATTTAGAGACTGCTTAACATGGTTAGAACACAATGAAGGATTATACACAGATTATGACCTTGACGACAGCATTACCGACCAATTCGGGAATGTTAGATTAGTTTGGATTAATCACGAAGGATTCTAAAATTGATTTGGCGGTGTGGTGTAAAAACTGCACCGTCATTTTATTTTATCGTAGTTTTATTTTATTGTGATTTTATTTTATTGTAGTTTTATTTTATTACCTAGTGTAGTTATTGCACCGCCTCGCATGGGGTAGTAGTACGTGTCTGCGATGGGCTGGGGGTATATAAACCTTTCGAATTAGTCAATAAGAGAATGCTACACCGTTAAGTTCATAAGGGGGAACGAAGAGGCCTATATATGAGTAGCCAAGAAGCGACCATAAGCCTAGACGACCTACAAGCGATTTTTGAAGATTTTCAAGAAGTCTGTTTTTTACAGACTGACCAAGTAACATTCGGTGTAAAATATGCACTAGGTGCAGTTTCTGCACTAATAGAAAACCAAGAGTAATCTTTATATACCAAAAGAAAATGGTACTAGGTGTAGTTTTTACACCTAGTGCCAAAAACTCACTTATTCACTAGCCACCCCCCGCCTAGCACCTTACGGAATATATTATAATTTTTTTGAAAAATATTTTTTTATAATTTTTTCCACTCGCGTATCATTTGGGTTCTTCGCCAAAGATGACGTTCTTTTACTTCTAACTCCCGCATATATCTAAATACGGAACTCCCGTACATCTGTGTCCATCTATCAGGAACACCTTCATTTACCTTACGGCAAACCTCATCAGTCTGTCGCCACTCGTTAAAGTAACCTTCGCTATATAATTCTTTTAATATGTGTCTATACAATTTTTTTCTCTTCATTGGGCCGGGCATCAAAAACTTCTCCTATTTATCACTCTTCCACCAACACCACTACGTTCTCTGCTCAAACCTGTGGTATTGCCCCCTATCCACTCTCCGCCTTTCATAGTTTTCATAATCACGGGCATATCGGGGGTTTTGTATGTGAATTGGTCTATGGCGTGTGCGAAAGCCATAACAGTATCGTTATGTCTACCTAAGTCAACAATTAACCCATCACGCCACGCATGGGTTTTTAATTCATCAATGATAATCTCTACCATTCTACGAGTTTCGTCATTACCATAAGGCAATACTACCATTTCTCTTTCAAACCAAACTCTCAGTCTGTTTAAGATACCTTGTTTCAAAGTTCTGTTGCCTACTTTACTAGGTCGATAGTCCACTACCGCACCTTTCTGTGCAAGCAGACTTTCATACATTTGTTGGAAACCCACATCTTCGACTGCTATCGGGCAATTACCAAAACGCTTCGACCACTCAATTAACATATTTGCTTGTTTGTCCGGTGGAAAGTCATTACGTCTCCACATATTTACAAAGTGTATAAAACCTTGCTCATCTTGCCTAAGACATATCATTACGCTGTAATCCTTACCAAGACCATGTGCAGGGTCAAATCCTATAACATATCGGTTATTATCTAATTTTTCCGTCTGTATTATAATATCTAAATTAAGATTCTTACGCACTAAGTTTTGAGGAAAGACAGAAGATTCATCATCGACCACTCTACAAAGATATTCTTGTGCAAACTCTAATTCACCGACAGCATCTTTTTGTTCTAGTAGGAACTTAATACTACGATATTCCGGCCAAAGTGCTTCTGCTTCAATTTCTTGGTCGCTTGATTTATATTCATCATAATTAGGAATAGCAGTCCAAGTGCCACTTTTCCAAGAATTATTAGTCAACATTTCAGTGTGATAAAGGTCTGTCATAGACATAGGAGTTCCTACTACATAAAAGGATGAGCCGGGCGATAACATAGGGGTAATTGCTTTTCTAAACCATTGTTGTAAAGTAGTAGGATTCATTTCATCTGAGTCTACTAAAACATCATCAAATGCTACACAAGCAGGATGTTCACCACGAATTGCTGAACCAACAGACGTAGCCATTATCCACGCCCCATTAGTAAAATGTATTTCAGTTTTGTTACCCTTTTTAGGGTCTAAGTATCTTGATAATTGAGGATGTAATTTTAAATCGTCTCTAATCTCTTGTAATCTTCTAATAGCAGTATCTTTACTAGCAGAAATCAACCAACAAGTAAAAGGTTTACCGTTAGCCTTTTTCTCAAACAAACATTGATGTAATAGTTTTACCCTAAGAGTAGTAGACTTACTATGGTCTCTAGGTGCAATAATACAAACGCGATGCACTTCCGAACCTTTTCTATCACCATACATATCCATCCAATCTCCTATATGGTCTCCCCAAGTATAGCCAAGCCATTCGTAAAAATACTTTACAGAACGTCTACTACGTTCCATCGCTAAATCTTGTTTAAATCCCATAATATCACAACGGATGTAAGTCTTTTTTGTTACAGTAAGGACAGACACCATTCTTTGCTTTATCCAATGACATACGTGGTGCTTCCCACCCACACGACCAACATTTTGCGCTAGTCCATCTACTCATCATGTATCACCGGCGCAAACAAACTACCTGTCAAACCTAGATTTTTGTCAATCATATAAGCAGATAATCCGGCTCTAGCCATAACATATCCGTTACGGCTGTGGTATCTATCTTCTCCTGCAAGACTAGGTAATTGAACTACTAAACATCCACCTACTTCTTTTATTTGTTGATGATGTAAATGTCCGTGAAACCAAAGATGGTTTTGTGTTATACCCCAATCCTTTCTTGCTTCGTGAGCCATAAGAGAATGTAGTTTATTCATAACTTTACCATCACCGTGTGTAAAGCCTATTAGATTGTTACCGTAAGTAATATATTGTCTGATGTAAGGACTTACTGTTACTGTAACATCTTCACAGGAATTGTAATAAGCCTCTAAGTAAAGCATAAGCATGATACTTGTATGTCTATCGTGATTACCACCCATAAACACTAACTCAACATCACTTACCGTTCTCAGTAAATCAATATGTTGTCGTGCAAGGTCGCAACCTTCCATAAGGATTTGTGCAGGAGTAGCCGCCATATCTTGGCCTGTCCCTGCTGTTGTTGTGCCTATATCGTTATCAACATGAAACCAATCAGAACCAATACCTACAAAGAACTTTTCCGGTTGACTAGGTAATCTTGCTAATAACTCTTCTGTTTTAGTTAGAACTCTGTGTTTAGCCTCTTTTAAATCATAAGTCGAGCCTACTTCGTCTACCCAACCATATTTACCAAAGTGTAAGTCGGTAGGAGAAAGAACTACTGCGTAATCCATAGTGTGTTGCATAGGTTTACGTTTTACCGATGCAGGTTTATGTTTACTCATACTCTCAAAGAACTCTTTACTAAGAGATTCGCGTAATAGATTATATGAAGTAGCATCTTTTTCTATTTGCTTCCATTTCTTCTGTTCAGCCTTCTTAATAATCTCCATTTTACGAATATCTAAGAAACTTTCAACCATATCATCAAGAGTATTACTAATTACTTCCTCATCTGTAAAGGGTTGCATAACGTGTCTCCACTTGTTTACTTTAATATATTCACTAACCCAAACTGCCGGCATATCAAACTCTCTAGCCATTTCTTCATAGGTCAATCCGCCACCAACGTCTGAGTATGCTTGTTTCATAGCACGGTGTTTTTCACCCTCTACTATTAACATACCTTCGTGTGATTCTAGTAACACTATGTATTTATCATTAGATTTGTCATAATATATTCGTGTTGCTGTTGTTGAAGTCTCTTCATAGTTTTCAGACATAGCACGTAGGCTATTACCTTTAGCAAGCCACCTATTTACTGCGCCGCGCCATGCTTGGAAACTTCTAGCGGGTTCTATCTCTGCTAAAAATGTCGCAAACTCTGTTGCAGACGACCAATGACGGTCTGTCGCAAACTTTTCTATTAATTCAGTGCCACCGGCAAAATATTGCTTTCGTGCTTCACTCATATTACTAACCCTATATGGTAGGCATATAATACTTTTCTTTATTAATTTTATAATTTTAGTCAATAACAAAATAAATAAAACGCTAGACCGCAAGCCTATATCTAATTTCTTCTATTTCTTCAATGGTATGTTTGGTAGAAGGCCAAACTGTCTATTAGTTACCGTAGGTAACTTTCTATACTAAAGAAAAAAATAAAAAATAAAAAAATAATAGAGCAGTAAAGCGTTTAATTTCTTCTGAAAAACGAAAAAATAATAAAAATAATACCACAACCATTAAAAGACACCCATAAAATGAATAAACATGGCCGAGAAGCGTGCAGGATGGAATCTGTTTGGGTTGTTAGCGAAAGAAGAAGTGAAAAACCCTATGTTGGAAAGACAAAGGGTTGGAATAATGAAAGAAGAGTTTAGCGCAGTAGCGGGTATTCCCGATATTGTTCGTGATACAGAAAGATTGAGAAAAGACAGTAATCACGATAATGAGTTTGACCTTTATGATAATATGTTAAAGTTAGACCCTGAACTAAATGGTGCTGTTCGTGCTGTTTCTCTTACTGCTAATAATTACGAAATTAATTACAGCAAAGGTAAAAATGGTCGTATACGTGATTCAATACGTTCTTTAGTCGAAGATACCGTAGAGTTTGATGATATTATGATTAACGCTATGCGTAATCTTATGGTATACGGAAATGATATTAACAAAATAGTAGGTAAACAAGGTGTTGGTGTAACTGACATACAAAGTTTACCCATAAAACAAATAAGTATCGTAGATGCAAGAGGTGGTATAGGTTCTTATTTCGTCGCTGATGAAGATAATCCAATTATCAAAGCATCAACATATATGGTTAGAGAAGGTTCACAATATGAAAGGGCTATTCCTGTTAATGAGATATTACACGTAAAAATAGATGCTAGGTCAAATTGGTTTACAGATAATAAACTACGAAAAACCTACGGTATATGGGGCGCAAGTAGATTTACTTCACTTAAACAACCCATAAGAATGAAATACAATAGTATGAATAATCGTATAAGTCTTGAAGATTCAATGACGAAGCAATTTATTACTATCGACAAGTCTGCTATTGAACATATTCAAGACCCCGTTGAACAAAATGAAAGATTAAAGCACATTATGGATGAAGTAATTAGTCTATTCGAGGGACTACGAGGCGACCAAATACCTGTTCTTCCTCATTACGTCGAACTACATCACGTAGATGTTGGTAATTCTGTTCCAAATAACACAGGTTTCTTAGATGCTATCAATGCTGATATTGCCGCCGTGCTACAAGTTCCAAGAGTAGCCGCAGGACAGGAGAAAGGTTCTACGTTTGCGGCAACATACAACGCTAATCTTTGGGCTGTGCAAGCAATAAGTCGTATGCACCGTATTCTTAGTGAGGCGGTAACAAAAATATTTATGACACATTTAGACTTACTAGATATTGAATATAGAAAGCAAGATTTACCTACAATTAAGTTTGAGGCTATGGACAGCGAAACACCATTAAATGTTATGCAAAGAGCAGTTATGGGATATGATTCAGGTATTTTAAGTCTTAATCAATCGCTAGAAATGTTAAGTTTACCTACTGTCAAAGAAGGTGAAGAAAGAAAGATAAATTCTAAACCTGAGACCGGAGATTTGCCTAGAGAAAACTCACAAGACGGTGCTTCGGATATGGTAGAATGAGTTATATTATAATTAGTTATAACCAAACTTACATTATCTTGTTAGGGATAATAATATTTCTATCCCTCTATATACACCAACAGAAAACGATTGAAACATTTATTAAACAAATTAAACACCAAGCCAATATGACACTCAAGATGGGAAACCCAAATGAGAAATTAATGCTTACTTTTGGTATGGGCGTAGTTATGGCTTGGGTTATAATTGCGGCATCGGCATCGTATTACAGCGTAGTCGAACAAAGAGACATTTCAGACTCACAACTTACAGTAATTGGTCTATT